TCCTTGCGCGAAGAAGTAAACCACAAGTATCTTACCTTTTCAGCCGGATAGTCGAAATCACCCCGGTTCTCTCCACTTCCTAGCTTTTCGGGTATTATCAACTGTTCTGTTTCTAGCGTAGAAATATCATTAAGAAAACATACTGCCACGCTGAACAACGGAAAGAGCAATAGTTAAATAATAAATAACCTTTTCATCTTCTATCATTTTTTTATTGGTTGTTACATTCTTCATCTGTCACAACATGGGATGGAGATAAAATAGCACTACCGTAACGACGGTTCAACAGTTCTGATTATGTAGAATCAACACAAGACGATGAGCCAACTGGTTAAATCAAACTAATAAAAAACAATCGCCGCAGAAAGAAATGTATAACTCCCTGCGACAATTGTTTTATTGTAATATCCAAGTACATCGATCTATCAATTGTTTTTTACTATCATTGGCACGTACTTCTATTTCATTCCTTCCTTTTCTGAGAGGGACATCCTTGAACAAACAAACTTTCAAACTGTCTGGTTTCATCTTTCCACACTGACAGTCATTCACGATCAATATCACTTCTTCTACATTCGAAAAAACCTGTACATCAACGAGTGGCTTCACTCGATTCACATTACGACGCCCCGCGATATAAATCATAGGTTCCGGATTCCAATTGGCCCGATAAAAATAATAAGCATCCTTTTTAATCTTGCGATCATGGGTTACCAGCCCTTTGTCATTAATGCCCGGACGATCACCTTCCGTACGATGAGCCGCACCGAAATCAAACATATTCCACACAAAACTAGCCCACACATACGGACGTTCGTTTATTATTTTCCAATTCTGAATGTGATATTCTGTTTGCCAATTCTCTGGATGCCACCAACTTCCGGGAACAGTTTGTACCAATGAATCCTGCTGATGATAGATACTAGCACCCGCACCATATTCGCTGATGGCAATTTTCATTTCGGGATGGTTCTTATGAGTAGCATCCAACCATGTGGCAAGCGTAGCCGGCGTAGCCCCATACCATCCGTCATAGCGATTCCAAGCTATATGATCAGTAATGAAATTCAACGCACCCTCCTGATTACTTGCAGAAGTAGTAGGACGAGTAGGATCCTCTTGATGCGCTATAGCATTCAACTCCTTTATATACTCTACAGGATTGTCTCCCTGCTCTTTTAATTCATTGAACAACCCCCAAAAACAGATACTAGGATGATTGTAATGCTGGCGTATCATCTCTTTCAACTGCTCTTTACCATTTTCACGGAAAGAAGGCTGATCAACAAAACCTTTATCAGCGTATCCTCCTGGCCCCACAAATGGAATCTCAGCCCAAGTAACAATACCATGTTTATCCATTAAATCATACATATAGGTAGCTTGCGGATAATGTGCCAGACGAACAGCATTCACCCCCATATCAAGCATGATACGAGTATCTTCCTCGTGATGCACCGGACAAAGAGCATTACCCACTTCCGCCCTCTCCTGATGACGGCATACACCATGCAGCGGCAAGTATTTTCCATTCAAGAAAAAACCTTTATCGGGATCCGTAACGTAATAACGTAACCCTAACGGCTGTTCCACTTTGTCCAATTCTTTTCCGTCTTTAATCAAAGTCACCACCGCCTGATACATGAACGGATCCTGCATACCGTTCCAAAGACGCGGATTCTTCAGTATGAACTCTATATTCTCTACCTGTACATCTGTATGAGGAATCATACTTACTTCCTTCTCCGTTTCATACACAGTCTTTTTCCCGTCATTAACCTGCAACCGGAGCACTACTTTCCGGAGTTCTCCCGTTCCATTAGAAAGATTTACGCGTGCACAAATAGTTGCCTGTTTATCCGTAACCTGTTGCTGTATGAGATAAACCCCAGACGATGCATAATCTAACGGAGAAATACACAGGTTATCAGTCAGCAACAGATGTACATCCCGATAAATGCCGCCATAAAAATTAAAATCACCGACCAATGGCATTACATCCAACTGCTCGCCATTATTGACACGTACCAGCAATGTATTCTCTTTTCCATATTCCACTTTATCGGTTATCTCGAAGACAAAAGCTCCATAGCCTCCCCGATGCTCACCTATATGTTTACCATTTACAAAGACGTTGCTCACGCAATTCGCCCCCTCGAAACGTAAAAAAAGCCGCTTGCCTTGCCACTCGGGACGGATGAATATCTTTTTAGTATAATTACCTATTCCCCGCTTGTAATCGTGCTTACCACCCAAGGCATCCTGCGCATTCCAAGTATGAGGCAAGTCTACCCTACGTGCAGCACTAGCATTTACTTGATGGGAAAAACGGAAACTCCAATCCTGATTGATAAGCTTATCTTCTCTTTGTGCCAACACCTGCATGCTGAAAGCTGCGGCAAATAATACGGTGAAAGTTCTTCTGAGGTTTTTCATATGTATTTTTATTATTATACTTTGATTTATGTTCCAACAGCAAAAATAGGCAAAAAACTTGAGAGAGCAACTAAAACACAGAAGAATAGTTGAATACGAAAAAGGTAAAAGTCAAAACCGCCATGAATAACTTTTCTTCTGATATTCACAGCGGCATATATTATAAGCAAAATAATAAATCAACACATATCCTCTCAAAGATTTTTCCAAGCATTTCTTATAATATTTCGTATAGAAGCATGCTAAAAAATACCGATATAATTACAAATATAAAATCCAACGATATATTATCTTATTGTTTTACATTTAGCTTATAACCAACAGAGAGGGTTAAACTGTTATAATTCACACCTATATTATCATTTTTAGATTCTTTCCCAAGTGACATTTCATATTGAAGCTTAACCGTCCACCTCCGATTTTCAATACCTACAGCAGATGTCATTCCCCAGTCGAAATTTCTCGCATGCTGATATAGAAACTGGTTGCTACCACCCTCCGCACTTTCTCCCACACCAGGATATCCTTCAACCCAACCGGAAGAAGGCATAGTTAGATAATATGGATTGCTGTCAATATGATTTTTTATACAATATCCTATATATGATCCTATCTCAAAGAAAAATTTAGTGGAATTGTTGCTATGGATAGAGAATTTAGCTAAAATAGGAACTTGTAAAAAATGCCTTGTCTGAGAAACATTTTCTATCCATGTAGCATCTCCATTACTATATGTTCCGCCATTATTCACAGAGTATCCTCTAAAAGTATAATATAATCCCGACTTCATAGAGAACATATTATTAACATTATAATCTGCAGATATCCCTAAACGAGTGGATGGACGCCAACATTCTCCATACCCAGTTCTTTGTATTGCAGATAACCCTGCTTCGGTTGCCCATGTAACACGCTGAGCATTAGCCCACATGCTACAAGAAAAAACAACAGCAAATAATAATACTTTTTTCATTGAAAAATAAATTAAAGTTAGTAATTCTATAGTTTATACTATCGTGTCGCTATAATCTTTTTCATCATAACAACTTCATTTTTTGACAGAATGACAACAAAGTTCCGTTTTACCCCCATCCATGAAATCATTTTTATTTCAAACTAACATTTTACCAAACCGATAAGATTGAATGTAAGTACGATATAGCGATAACCGATCCACTAAAAAAATACAAGGGGAACAAGCAATAAGTACGGTTTCAGGCTTACAAAAGAAGAAGCTATTTTAAATTAGCACATTGACTGCATGATTTTTTATATATTTCCACATCAACAATAATTCATCTTGATACATTATTTTTCTGAAGCAGCTCATATATTTGGTCAGCGTATTCTGAGACAATTTTCTCACTATCCGCAGGTGCATTTCAAAAGCATCAATAAACTCACCCTTCAACTCGTTGAAGGAAATATACTCTTTCCTGTAGAATTCGTGGATTACAATCTCCAGCAATTCATAGCAGTTCCCATAACGGGAAAGAGTGGATTTCTGATATTCCTTGCCGATTAATGCCGTCCAGTCATCCATGCACTTCTTCATCGTACCCAAAACAATACGACGTTCCTCTTTAGAGAACAGCTTCACCAAAAGATGTTTAGGAATTACCAAAGCCTCCTGACACAAAAGTTCCTTGTGAATCTGGTATAAACGGACTGTCAGCGACTCAATATAGCAGTTCAGTTCCACCGACGCCCGGTCTTTACCTTTGCTGCATCCCTTAACATTATTCCACATCTTTAGAGGAACACTTCTTTGGATACGGGCATCTTCACTTTGCCCGTCAATTGTCACACGAAGAATAATAGGTGCTTCACCATTTTTCAACAATCTGCTCTTCAGAGCGAAGAACAAAACTTTCATTGCACCTTAGTTTCATCCTATTCTGTTTTTAGCGTTACAAACGCAATAAATATGGAGCAAGGCACTTCCTTATAAAATAAGGAAATTCAGAGAAATATCTGCATTTTAGTTGCATTTTTCAGTAGCCCTAAAAAAGCAACAGAATTTGCACCTGACATACTTCTCAGAAACGCTACATTCTGCTTCACCTCAAACAAACAAAAAAGCCCTAATTCCGTTGAGAATCAGAGCTTTTCCTAATTTTGCTTTCTTGAGAAGCGGTGCGTACGGAACTAACACTTTTTCTTTATCGTATTGATTATCAATAGAATACCTGTTAAAAATATATTAATGGTATCATCTTTATATCATCTCCGCTTATTTTCTTCTATAATCTTATGCAGGGCTTCTATCTGCATCATCGCACCTTCATAAGCTGCTTTGTAGTTGACATTCACATCCATATCCGTTTCGATCATATTCCCTTCGCCAGTACAAAGCCATTTCACATTCAATTCCGGGAACTTATCCACAATGCGAGCTATTATATCAGTCCCAATAGCCCCCTTCCCGTTTCTTATGGAATTACAGATATACCTATTTGACAATTCACAATAAGCCTCAAACGAGTTCTCCCCTTTGACAACTCCTTTATCACGTGCATATCTTGCAAATTTCCGCAATCTGTCTATAGCTCTTTCTCCCATATCAAATGATTTTTTGACTTATTATACGTAACGCCTGCCACATCCCCCTTATTTCCCTTCTTTCAATATCTAGTTGACCATGCTTGGGATTATCAGCTTTTAAAGTCAGTATGTTATCTAGGAAAAGACTGTTTTTTAATACCCTCTTGACTGAAAGTGTTTTTCCATACACAATGACAACCACTCCCGACACACTATCCCACAAACCTTCATCAATTCTACGGACAAGTATTTTAGCCCCGTCAGGTATAGTCGGTTCCATGCTGTCACCGCGTACTTGAAAGACCATATAAGAGCTATCAAGCACTTCGCCCTCTTCCGGCATGACGCCATAAGAATCAATCTCATAAGTTGTATCATACAAACTTTCAACAAATGAAGCCATGGCGTTTACTGGAACATATTTTACTTTTACAAGAGCATCTTGAAGATAAGGGGCTACTTTACTAATAGTAGAGTCTGATTGCATTCTTGCATTTTTCAAAGCATCCCTAATATCTTTCTCAGAAGGCTCTATTTGCCCTGATGGAGTTTTTGCAAATAAACCTTCTCCAGTGTATAGCCATGCTCTGCTCACATTATATTTCTCACAAAAAGCATCAATTGTTTTTTTACTTGGCAGCTGAATCCCTTTTTTTATACTAGTAAGGGTTGATTCGCTGGATATAATATTGTCTTTCTTCAATTTATACCCACTCAAATCACAATATGAAATTGCTTGCAAAAACCTTTTTGATAGGTCACTCAATTTTTTATCATCACTTTCTTGCATACTTCACAAATTAAGTAGTATATTTACATCCGTAATAGTAGCAGTATTACCACATGAATTGATTAAACATCCTATTTGGAGTTTATATATAGAAATCCGTAAATAGCTGCTACCTATTTGCGGGTTTTCTTTTTCTCCACATTGTGTAATCGGCGGTAGGCCGCATAGCGGAGAGACAGAGGGTTACACTCTTACAACTCAATACTGCGAAAGGCGTGCGATATTGAGAGGCAAACGAAACCGGGATGCCTGCACAGCTACAAGTAAGCGAAAAATCCGGGAAGTCGGGTAACTTGTTAATGCCCGGCCAGCTAAGAACGGCGTACTTATACGAACGAAACATTTCTTATGCTGCATATAGCAAAAACGGGAAACCGTCTAAGGGCTAACTATGCAGCAATCCAGCACCTTACCGAATGAGATCGTCTTTTACTTCTTCAATTATACAATAATAATAGAACGACATTACTTTTTTTCAGAAAGCTTTCTTTTTTACAGAAAACTCACCTACATAACATCTTACGAACCAACAACTTACATCAAAACATGCTTTACAACATACTAAATACTACAAATTTTATGAAGTATTTTATTGTACTTCTGAAAATATGAAGTATCTTTGCAGCGTCAAACAAGCAAAGAATGTAAGTTTGAACAATAAAAAAGCTAGCGACTTCAAAAGTCACTTACCACATATCTCATTGGCAAATGTAGTTGTTAGCTTTCTTTTATGCAAATTTTTTGTGGAAAATTTAAGTGTAAAATAGAAAATAATATGAAAGTAACAAAAGAAGATATTCTAAGCATCAAACCAGGATCGTCCAAAGTGATGCAACTTGACTCTTACAAGGATTGTGTCAACGCAAGAAGTTACGCCTACCAGCTTGCCTTCTACCACCCCCGTGAAGACGTTGAAAGATATTCAATATCTATCGACAAAGATAAAAATCAGATAACTATCGAAGCGATAAAGAAATGAACCGTTCAGAGGCCAAAATGATTGCAGAAGAACTGCACAAGTTTATTCGCAATGATGTAAGAAAGGCTGTAACTGAAATAGTGACTGTGGAAACCGAAGAATATTTGAATGCCAAACAAGCTGCTGCATTTCTCGGATGGAAGTTGCAAACCTTATACAATCGAATACATGATATTCCTCACGCCAGAAATGGCAAGATTCTCATTTTTACCAAATCAGCTTTGAGAAAATTCATGGGAAGAAAATAATCCCGGACGGGTCTGATCATCTTTTCGGGAACTAAAAGAACCGTTCTTTGACATATTGTATAGTCTGAAAAGATAAAGACTTTAAACAAGGTTTACTGCTTGCCTGAAAGGTGAAATAGACCGACAAAGTAGCCAAAGCGGATTAGTGAAAAGAGTATGAATACGGACTGCCAATAAGAGGACGCAGCACACGAATCACTAAGTTATCAAAAACAACTTATATTATGACAAAGTAAACGTAGGGCGTTTATAAATACATTCTTAACTGAATAGATACTTTAAATGATATATACCCGTGCTTCGCAAGAAGCGGTCACCGCTAAAAAGCTACGGCTAACAATCCATCGGAACGCGGACGGGAACACATTTTTAAATAATAAAAACATGGATATTACAACGAAATTTAATGTAGGAGATAAGCTTTGGACAATCAAAGATTGTAAAACTTATGAATTTGAAGTTGGGCTAATTAATATTTATGCCAACAACCTAAAGACGGATGTATATTATTATCCAAAAGGTGATATCATGTCATCAGAATCATTCAAAGAAGATAATTGCTATCCTTCCAAAGAGGAATTGATAAAAGCATTGTGATAAGCCACAAAGTGATGAATAAGTTTTTTTGGGTTAGTTATTAACTCTTTGCTTGTGAAAGTAGGGAGTTTTTTAAAACTTTAAATTCATTATATGAGTAAAATAAAAGATACAATTTACGATCTACCAAATGAAGAATACCATCGTGGAGAAAGATTCAAAGACTTCCTAAGTAGTACGCAGATTAAAGATTATATGGTGTCCCCAAAGTTTGCCCGATACAAGGCATTGCACCCGGAATTATTTGAGATAAGTATTGAAGCCTCTGAAAAAGGTTCACTGTACCATGATGCAATGGAAAGCCTTGTTAATACTGGAAAACTTGACAAGTGGCGAAACAACCTTCTTGTATTTGAGCCGCCTATAAATCCTAAAACCGGCTGTCCGTATGGACGAGATACCCAAAAATATCAGATTGCACTAATAGAAGCTAAAGAGTCAAATCCGGGTAAAACGTTGACAAGCACAGCCGATGTACAATTGGTTGAAACAATGGTTTATGAACTTCTTAATAACTGCCGAGACACCTCCAAACAGATCAGACAGATATTAAAATGGGGAAAAGCTGAAGTTAGCCATTTCGTTGAATACGAAGGATGCAAGTTCAAATATCGCCCTGATGTGGAAACGGCAAAAAAAATTGTTGACTGGAAAACATTGGCGGTTGATGATCTTCATGAAGAAACAGTTAACCGGACTATTGCCAAATTTCATTACGGTATTTCGGCAGCCTTCTACCAGTTTTTTGAACATGAACGTACTGGAGTATGGAAGGAGTTCTACTGGGTTATGCAACAAAAGACAGCTCCCTATGATGCAGTATTTGTCAGTGCAGCTAATTGGGCTTTCCATTTGGAAGATGGCATTGTAAAGATGGGCGCAAGTGCATTGGCATTCAAAAAATTGTTAGACCAACATGTTTACTGTACACAAAACAATGATTTTGACGGTGCACAAATTTTCATCCAGCCCGGATATAAAGGCAGAAGAATAATGATGCCTGACACACCTGCATTTGAAAAGAACAAGATGTTTAACTTTTATAATAATCAAGAACAATGATCAAAACAGAAAATCAATCCCCCCAACAAGGGAACTTGGGAATGGAACAACACAATGCTCCTTCACCAACAAAAACAGAACCGGTTTCCCCAACAACTTCCACACCACAACCGCCCGTTCCTTCTGCCCCACCAGCCTTTCCAGTACAACTGAAAGGATTGGAAAGCTGTTTTATCTCCCCTAAAAAGGCATTTATAGCAGCTGGTGGCACAGAACAGCAATTCGCCCGTGAAGTCAATTTCGCTATGCAGGCAATGTTGAATAATCCTTATTTGATTGACTGTGCCCGGCAATATCCAGACCATCTTGTCGAAGCAATCAAAAACGTTTCTCTCACAGGACTGACACTTAACCCAGAACTAAGACTTGGATACCTTGTACCGTACAAAGGTAAAGTGAAGTTCCAAGCTTCATACATGGGGAAAGTTGATATTTTGATCCGCACCGGTGTCGTAAAGGATATTTATTCAGATTTAGTTTATGCTAATGACGAGTTCAGCATGACAAAAGGTACCGGTGGCACTATCATCCATAAACCTAATGTATTCGGGGAACGTGGTGATCTTCTTGGAGGATACTATTTTGCCGTTTTGACTTCGGGTGTCGTGAAATTCGATGCAATGCCCAAAGCCCGTATTGATGAAATCAAAAGTCGTAGTGAGGCTGTCAAGAAAGGCAAGCAATCTCCGTGGGACACAGACTTTGAAGAAATGGCTCGAAAAACAATCGTGAACTGGGCTTTCAAATTCTTGCCCAAAACAGGTATTTCAGATTCCATGATCAAAGTCCTTGAAACAGAAAGCCAGTTGGATGATGAAATGTTTGAGGACTGGAGAAAGACACAAGGCCAAAAACCGGACGATTTTGAAGAAGACGATACTCCATACGCAGAAGAAGTTAAATGATGAGTTCATGTGAGAAAATCAGCAACAGTATCACAGTAGCCAAAGAATTGATTGAGAATGAAGCACGTTCTTTGGCTGCTTTACACAAAGCTAAACAGCTTGAAAAAGAACTTCGTAAATCCGGCAGATTATTCCGCATCCCTACAATGAACGGATTTATAGAAACTACCTGCCCGGGAAAATACACAGAATATAATAAACAATTTAAAATCAAATTAACATGAAAGTGACAGTTGAAGTGCCCGAAGGACACAATGTTAAAATCGTAAAGGAAGAAAATCAGACGGAAAAGAAGTTTGAATTCGAAGGCGAAATCTTCGTTCCCGGTGACGTGATTATCAATCCGAATAAAGGAGGTGGCAGCATGATGATTCTCTCTGAAATCAGAGAAATAAGCTTACTCCCCTTTTTACCGGCAATAAAAGTACCTTTCGGTCTCGTTGCCTATGTTCCTTCCAATGATGAAGGTAACAGAGTTTTTGTAAAACTCACACCTAAAGCTGGTATCGGAGATATGAAGGGATTCCGTAAAGCCACAGAAGAGGAAAAGGCAAAAATGCTCGCTGCTTTAAAAGAAGAGAAACATTACTCCTTCGATTTTGAGAAGTTACAGCCCGAATATATTCCGACTGTCGGTGATGTCGTTATCGTATGGAATGACAATGATAAAAACGTAGCAGTTGTAGGAGTTTTGGATAATATAGATGATCCAAACGTGGACTACCCATATGAAATAAACGATAATACCTTATACAACAATTGCATCAAATTTATTTCTGAACAACAATATAAAAATTTGATTGATGGAAAAGAGTAAATCCAAATTAGGGGAGTCGAGAAATTATACTCCTCTTTTCACAGCCCGTCCAAAGGGAATGAGCTACCAAGAATATCGTGAACGCAGAGCCTATCAGAACGCATGGTTAAAAGAGCGACTGAAAGGCTTTATTTGTTATGTGTCGTCCGAACTAGTCGTGTATGACAAGGTTACGGGATTGCCTCGGTTGTTCAATCATCACACAGATGATATACACCAAGCACAAATAAGAACTAACCCACAGCCGTTTGTCGGTTCCGCCCGATACAACTTAAAACCGTTATAATATGGATAAAGAACTATTCAAAGACAAGAATCCGCTGCTCCGCAGACAAATGCTGGAGGACAATTGCGCAGCGGTTGAAAGAATCACCTATACCTCCCCTTTCAGTGAAGAAGAGATGGGTGAACGAAAAACGGAATTGGCAAATATTGACCTCGACATGGCAGCACTGGAAGAAGAAAAGAAAGCTTTCATGCAAGCATACAAGGACAAACTGAAACCTAAAAAGGAACGTAAAAAAACGTTACTTACCGATATAAAGCGTGGTTATGAGGAAATTACAGATGAATGCTTCAAGTTCATGGATCGTAGCACCCGTACTACCGGATATTACAATGGCAATGGCGATTTGGTTAAAGAACGCCCCATGGAAGCACAAGAGATGCAGAAAACAGTTTTTGAAGACATTGAATCCACAGGAACGGAGGGTAAGCTATGATAAAAGAAGAACTTATCAAACAAGTAGCCAAATCAACAGGTATTGGCATTTGCGAAGTCCGGGCTGTCATAGAGGCAGCATTAAAAGAAACCATGGATACTGTAACCAATGGAAATACTCTTTATATCAGAGGTTTCGGCACACTGTATCCAAAACACTACCAACAAAAGGTTGCGCGTGACCTACGCAATAACAAGACAATTGTCATAGCAGAGCATTATACTCCGCATTTCAGACCAGCCAAATCATTTAAAGACAGAACTAAAAAATTATAAGACAACATGGAAAACGAAAAAATGCAAGTAAATTTTGCTCCGGGCGTGACCGAAGCAACCCTTAGAGTTATTGAACTCCACGAAGAAAATGAGTTGCCGGTATTGGAACCTGATAAAGTGGAACTGACAGGAACAATCGGAAGTGTCTATGAATTTCTTCTGAAAAGAATCTCTGAAAAAGAACAGATCAACCAGAAACGTTGCTATATTCTTGTTGATCGGGAGAAAATGACACTTAAACTTGTTACCAATGAAACCGACAGTAGGAATAAAGCTACTGTAAGAGGTGAGTTGAAATACTATCCCAAGTTTCTTGAATTTGGTATCAACACAAGCAAGATATGGGAGCCGGTGCAGCTTTCAAAGTTCTTCAAAATGAATCGTGCCTTCTTCAAGGATGCACAATACAACATGGAACTGGTAACAGTCTTGAAGAACTTCAAAGCCAGCATCGACTCAAAAGTGGAAAATTCCCGTCAGGACAACGGTAGTCGCACCGACAATTACAGCCAAGTTGTCAACTCCAACCTTCCGGCTTCATTCAATCTTATTGTTCCGATTTTCAAAGGTCGTCCGGCAGAAGAAATTGAAGTGGAAATCATTGCAGATGTGGATGGGCGTAATATTCGATTATCCCTTTGCTCCCCCGGTGCGGAAGTGATAGTGGAGGAAGAACGCAACAAGGCCATTGACGAACAATTGTTGTTAATTCGTAAATTGGCACCAGAAATAGCCATTATCGAACAGTAACCATGGACAGCCAGACATATATTTCAGACTGGTTCATCCCGATGGACTTTGGGTATGATATACCGGACGAAGAGCCGGACGGTGAGGATAATTTCAATTTCGATTGAAAGTGGTATGAAAAAGTATATTTATTTAATCCTGTTCCTGACAATAGGAATTGTTGTCGGGAACAGGGTATTCAATCACTTACACGCATGGCTGGGCGTAACAATAATATCAGCCACAATGATTTTCTTTATTTACAAGCTATTTAATTTTTTGAAAAATGAAAAGATTGATTAATCTGATGTTGGTCTGTATGACCTTGGTTATGTTCGCTTCATGCGAAAGAGTTGCTCCCAATTATGCCGGTGTCCTTATGGAGAACTACGGCAAACAAGGGAAAGAAGATTTTAAAATCGTTTCCGGTAAGGTATCTACATGGGAATTAGGCACAGAGCTTTTTCAAGTTCCGCTATTCGATCAACGTGGAGAATTTGCCGAAGCTGTCACACTGAAAGCAGCCGATAATACAGAGTTCAAGGCACGTCCCACATATAGCTATAAAGTTATCAAGAATCGTGCCATTGATGTTGTCTTTGATAACAAGCATATTGGTCGTGGGAGTGATTTCATGTCTTCGTTGGAAGATAACATTTTGGAACCACGTATATATGATTTGACAAAGGAGGAAAGCCGGAAGCATAAGACCGATAGCCTGATGGCTGACGGAGGCTCGTTGGTATTTGAAAAACGGTTGGAACAGATAGTCGACAGGGAGTTTGAAAAAAGAGGTCTGCAACTGCTCACATTCTCTGCCCAGTTGGAGTTCTCCGAAAAGGTCCGTGAGAAGATTGACAGCCGGAATGAAGTGAATACCAATATATCCGTACTGGACCAACAGATTGAGGAACAGAAGAAACGCAACGAGCTGGAACAGTTGAAAACCGAACAGGCTCTAATTCAGTCAAGAGGTTTGACGAAAGAAATATTATATAAACAGTTCATAGACAAATGGAATGGAAGCGTGCCAATTTATGGTGCAATCCCTGACTTAATTAAAATCGAAAAATAATAATTATTAACCCGATTAATAATCAGCTTCTCCCGGTGTGGTCTGACCGCCTATCCGGGAACACACTCTCACGCCTTTTTTCTTCTTACAAGTCGAGCCGAGTACGTTGTAGATGCTCCACGGTGGTAGATACTGTAAGAAGTTTTTTATTGTTTCACTGGAAAATATTATTATGAAAGTTGAAATTCCCGACTATATTCTAAAATCTCTAATCCGACATTTTGAAAGGATAACCGAAAATTGTAAGCCCTCACCTTCCGACATAAAGACCTGTGAAGCACTAAGACTTGGGAAGAAAGACATAGTTAAACTCAAAAAAATTGTAGATAAAAGCACATAAGTCATGAAACGAAGAATCATAGGTATAGATGTTGGCAAGAATGGTGGAATCGTCGTGTACGACACCGAATACGACAAATTAGTGCACTGTATCAAAATGCCACCAACCCCCAAAGACTTATTAGATTTCCTCTCCACATATAAAGAGAACAGTGTTTGTTATTTGGAACGAGTGAATGGCATGACAGGGCAAAGCGCCTCTGCCTCCTTTGTTTTCGGAGAAGGTTACGGACAAATCACTATGGGATTGATAGCTTGTGGGATTCCAACAGTAACAGTATCTCCACAAATATGGCAAAAGGCTTTAGGGTTACGGAATACTGATAAGTTAAGCAAAACAGAATGGAAAAACATCCTAAAGAAGAAAGCCCAACAATTGTTTCCGTATGCAAAAGTTACATTGGCAACTTCCGATGCCTTATTAATATGCGAATATGGTAGAATTAAAGAAAAAGAATAATGGATAAACTACGATTATTGGTTACAACCAAATGTCCTAACAAATGTCCCATGTGCTGCAACAATTCATGGGATTTTTCAAAATTACCAGTTGTTGAACACTTTAACTACAAAGAGATTATGATAACTGGTGGAGAACCACTTTTGTTTCCTGAAAAACTGGCAAATTTGGCTGAAAGTATCAAAACCATTCAAAAATTGGCCTATGGCAATAAAAGAAAATTATTTCTATATACAGCACTGGCTGATATACTTCCCGATTATATCAGATATTTTGATGGAGTTGTTTATACTCCACATTCTGTTAATGATGTTCATAGTTTATTGGAGGCCAATAATTTTTTGTTGGATTACAAAGATGAACTTATGGAAAGTAAATCTCTTCGACTCAATCTTTTGCCTGATATTAAAAAGCATATTCCTGACAACACAGACCTTTCGTTATGGAAAGTAAAAGATATGCAATGGATCAAAGATTGCCCGGTTCCGGCTGATGAAGAGTTCAAAAGAGTGGCTGAATTATGGGAAGTGGAATGATGAAAGACCTAATTAGTTATTTAAATTATAATTCAAATGAAATCAGAAGAAATAGCAGCCCAATGGTGTCTGGATCATCCTGATGCGACATTGGAACAAGCATTCATGGCTGGATTGAGCAATAAGATGAATTTAAACAAAGATTCTCTTTGTGAAAGGAAAGACAAATTCAGAAGTGAAGTTCTCATGTACAGAGGGCAATACCCTGATGATATGTTGAAGGACTTTTTCGAGTATTGGACTGAATGCGGAGGACGGAAGATGCGTTTTGAAAAGGAACGCACATTCGAAGTTTCCAAACGCCTAGTCAGATGGTCTAACAATGATTTTAACAAATATGGAAAACAATTTAGAACAAACCAAAGCAATCTCCCGACAGCCGAAAAGAAAGCGTTGAAAAACTTGCTGACCTCGCGGAAGGAGTATTACAGGGAATTGCACGCAAGTTCGATTAAGGGAGCGATTATGGACACCCCCAACCTACCACTTTCCATTATCAAAAAAGAAATCACACGGGACGGTGCAAGAGCCATAGTGGTAATTGCAATTAAGGAAGTTGTGTCTTTTTTCAATGTTGGAAAAACGATGAATGATGTTCAAGTAGCACTTACCGCAGATCTAATAATAGACAGGTTCTATTATCTCAAATTGGAGGAAATCAAATTATGTTTCCATAATGCTATGGTTTCCGGCAAGGTCTACGACAGGCTGGACGGAAACGTCATTCTCGGATGGTTAAATGAATATGATGCACAGCGTGATGAAATAGTTTCTTCTCTTTCAATTAATGAAGCCCATGAACAAAATAACAATAGCCATGGAATGTTCTATGAAGAATATATCAAACATTTGACCGAAAGAATAGAAAATGGAGATGAAAAAGCCAAAGCGTTATTAGAATCCCATCAATCATTCATACAAATGATGAAATCAAATGAAAAAGAGGTAACCTTCAAAAAATGGAAGGAGGAATATTATAAAAGAAAACAGTCGTAAAAGAATGATTCTTCCGGATAATTTATCCGGTTTTTTTTGTGCTATATTCATATATAGTGTTAATAAAAACTGAAGAATAATGAATATTGGAATTTTAGCCGTTGATAGCAATTTCCCCAATTTGGCACTTATGAAGATCAGTGCTTACCACAAAGCAAGAGGCGATCAAGTGGAATGGTATAATCCACTATGTGAATATGAAAAAGTATATGCAGCTAAAGTTTTCACTTTCACACCCGACTATAACTATTATATCAATGCTAACCAAATAGAGAAAGGCGGTACAGGTTATGATATAGCTAAAATGCTGCTGCCTGAAATTGACCGAATGCAGCCAGATTATAACCTCTATCCTCAGATTGATACTCGAACAGCTTATGGTTTCCTTACTCGTGGGTGTCCCAACCGATGCAAGTGGTGTGTGGTCCCCAAGAAAGAAGGTAAGATTGCTCCTTATATGGATATCGAAGAGATAGCCATTGACGGTAGAAAGAATATTATCCTCATGGATAACAATGTACTTGCTTCTGATTACGGACTGGAACAGATAGAAAAGATAATCAAGCTGAAGCTTCGTGTAGATTTCAATCAGGGATTGGACGCAAGGTTGGTGACGGATAATATAGCTCAGTTGCTAGCACAAGTAAAATGGATAAAGCGCATTCGATTCGGGTGCGACACACCGGGACAGATAGCTGAATGTGAACGGGCTACGGCGTTGATTGACAAGTACGGCTATAAAGGTGAATATTTTTTCTATTGCATCTTGATGGACGATTTCAAGGAGGCATTTAATCGGATTAATCATTGGCGGCAGAAAGGACATAGATTCTTGCCACACACTCAACCTTACCGGGATTTGAACGATCCACGCCAAATTATTCCTCAATGGCAAAATGATTTAGCCGGTTGGGCTGATAAGAAATGGATTTTTAGAAGTTGTGAATTTAAAGACTTTACCCCGCGAAAGGGATTTGTTTGTAGTGAATATTTTAAAATCAATTAGAGTAAAATCCGTCCAAACTGAATCTGGACTTGGATTTGGATAATGCGTTCAGCCATCTGTTTAGAAAGGAGAAATTATGAAATCATTAAAAGAAATACTAAGGAGTTTAGAAGGTCTGTCCGATATAGAACTATTTGTTATTGATCTCTTTTGTGGCGCTGGTGGCTTATCCGAAGGTGTGGAAGCAGCACGATTGGATGGAAATAAATGTGCAAAAGTTGTTTGTTGTGTGAACCATGACAAGAATGCCATTCTTTCACATGATGCCAATATCCCTGATGCACTTCACTTTATTGAGGATATCCGTACACTGGAACTTTCCCCGATA